ACTCTACGTCATCGCCTGTACAAAGCCCGGCATGGTGCTCATTAGGTTCACCAATGAATTTGCCAACAACTATTGTGATGTCGTAAACAGCATCCGTAGGGAATAGAGTAGTAACACAGTCATCAATGAACTGATTGTATTTAGTGTCGAGTATGCCTTCAATTTGTACGTTAATCATTTGTTTCTCCAGTTTATAAAGCTATTATACGGGCTTTTAAGGAGAAAGTCAAGTCTTAAAATAATTTAGGAGGATTAGTTGACCCTTGCCTTTTACGTTCCCTCTGCTTGGCCGCTGCCTTCTTTCTCTGCTTTTTAGTAGTGGGCTTCTCGTATTGTTGTTTCTCTTTGTACTGATAGAGTAAATTACTCTCTGTCACTTTTCTACGAAAAATACGCAGAGCTTGCTCTACGTTGTTGTTTCTGACTTTTACTTGCATTTATTCATCCCAATCGTCCCTGTCCCTAGTAAATATCCACAGGAATAGTGCTGCGAATACGAGGGCTGTTTCTAAAGGTGTCATTTAAATCTGATACCTCTTTTCTTTAAGTAGTTTACTTGATTACGAACACTCTGCTCTGTTCTGTCTGGTAGCATATCGCACATCTCGTCTATAGACGCATGATGGTAATATTGAGTAAGATGCTTACGCTCTCTTTCTGTCCACGGCTTGTTTTTATATTTTTTCATGGGAGTATTATACTGCCAACGGACACCTATGTCAAGATATTTTTTAGGGCATGGTCAAAAATTCTCCTTGACATTATCCTCTTTTTCAGGTATAATGCTCATTAAGAAGTTAAGAAAAGAACTGGGTAATTATAAGATAGTTCTTGACACATTACCTTAAACTGCGTATAATAGTTATTCTGAAATGGAGTTACCCATTAAAGAAACGGAGATACTTATGATAGAACTAGCGATATTTGTGTTTTGCCTTATAGGGTGCGGTGTAAGCTGCCACGCTGTAGGAAAGCAAGAAGGTATCGCAGCGGCTATTGAACACTTAGTCGATAACGGGATGCTAGAAATAGATGAAGAATAGATTAATACTACGCGAAGAGGTACTAGACGATCACACTATTCGCTATATCGTGGAAGATGCACACCAAGTGTATATGCTAACAGGCAACCTAGCCGTAGCAGAAGAGTTAGTAAGAAACCTTAAACTAGAATACCAACGGGAGCTACAAAATGCCAGTTAAATTTAAAGAAACAACCAAAATCTTAGTAGATCGTCAAGCGAAGAAGTATAGAACTCAGAACTTTTATATGCACGCTACGACTACAGACCAATTATTAGAAGCCTTCAACTCAAGCAGTACTCGTGGGCCTCGCAAACAAAAGATTCGTAACGAGTTAGTAAAGCGTAACGCAGTCTAGGCAAAGTAGTCTCGCCTTTTAGTAGACTAAAGTAGGGCAGTCAGCCCAAGTTTCCAAAGGAGACATAGTAGTGACACATAGTAATGAGGCCGCGTGCATATTCTGCAACACGGTTACAGCAGTATGCTGTTTAGCCTTGCCGTTTTTGACAATATACGCCAGCGTACTAGCAGCATAAGGAGAAGCAAATTGAATAGGACAGAAGTATTTGAACAACTAAAGATTGACGAGGGAGTAAAGTATGAACTCTATAACGACCATCTTGGGTATCCGACATTTGGAGTCGGGCACCTCGTACTTGAAAGTGACCCCGAGTATGGAAAGCCAGTCGGAACCCCTATCACCGAAGAAAGAGTTGCAGAGTGTTTCGAGAGTGACCTCAGTACAGCAATCTCAGAGTGTTACGCTCTATACGGACAAGGGACTTTTGACGGATTACCAGACGGAGTACAGGGTGTACTTGTTAATATGATGTTCAACCTCGGACGTCCTAGACTTAGTAAGTTTAAAAACATGAGAAAGGCAGTAGACTCTCGTGATTGGGCGCTTGCCGCTGTTGAAGGGAGAGACTCTCTTTGGTATCGCCAGGTAGGTAACCGTGCAGAACGGTTGATGGAGAAACTAGAGAATGTTGCAAGTACTTAGCGCATTAGCAGGGCCAGTAACAGGTCTACTCGATAAGTTCATCGAAGACAAAGATGTAAAGAATCAGTTAGCACATGACATCAGTACCATGGCAGAAAAGCACGCACAAGAGCTTGCTAAAGGCCAGTTAGAAGTTAATAAAACAGAGGCAGCACACAAGTCCTTGTTTGTAGCTGGATGGCGACCCTTTATTGGGTGGGTTTGTGGTATAGGATTCTTGTCTAATTTTATTTTAATACCTATGGCAAACTTTGGGTTGGCAATAGCAGAAGCTGCTATTACTATTCCAATGATTGATACAACTCAGATGATGCCCGTATTGATGGGTATGCTAGGATTAGGCGCAATGAGAACAGTAGAGAAAGTACAAAAAGTATCCAGAGAAAAGTGAGGATATTTGTAGGACACGACTCCAGACAGCCTGAGAACACACAGGCTTGTGTGGAGTCTATTAAACAATTCGGTCACGAAGTTATACTTCTGGATCGCGCACAACTTCAAAGCGAGCATGGGTACTCAAGGGACGAAGACGGTTCCACTGAGTTTACTTATACTCGCTTTTTAGTTCCTTATCTATGTAACTATCAAGGCGGTGCCCTTTTCTGTGATGGAGATTTCATCTGGAGAAAAGACCCTGCTAAGATACTACTATACATAAAACCAGATGTAGCAGTAAACTGCGTAAAACATCTAGTAAAGCAAGTACGTGAGGATATGAAGTTCTCGAAACACAAGAACGAGTGGTACCCTAGAAAATGGTGGTCTTCTCTAATGTACTTCGACTGCTCACACCCCCATCTCAAACAACTAACAGTAGAGTGTATAAACGAAGCAGAAGCTTCCTGGCTTCATCGTATGCATTGGACAGGAGAAATAGGAAGCCTACCAGAGACATTTAATTATCTAGTAGGTTATTATTCTTTTCTAAAAGACCCAGTAGCAGTACACTTTACAGATGGTACACCTCTCTACGGGGACTATGCCACAGAAGAATTCGCAGAGGACTATAATGACTTTAGAAGATTTTAATGAGTACGTCAGAGGCAAGGATATAATCCTAGTAGGGAACGATCTTAACGCCCTGACTGTAGAAAATGGTAACTATATCAACGAGCATGACGTAGTTCTGCGCTTTGGTAAAGGTATCCCGAACGACAAGACTGGCAGGTATATAGGTGACTATACAGATATTTGGGTCACAGGACAGTTAAGACAGGCTAGTGTTACTAATATCCCAAAGGACACAAAGATACTCTTCAACAATTCTCTGTACTCTAAGAAGTTTGGTAGATTAAAAGAAGATCATCTACAGATGTATACGGAAGAAGAGATTTGTGCACTAGCAGAAGATTATGGTATACAAGAAGGGCGTCGACTAAGTGCAGGGTGTGTTACAAGTCATTGGTTGGCTAACCGAGTTTCTGGTTGGAAAAGTCTTACATGGGTTAACTTCGATTGTTTTCGTAACTGGTTTGTGTACCACGATGACGGTGCAGGGAAAGACTCAATTGCAACCAGTTGGCACATACCCTTGCTAAGACAAGACTATGTAGGGTGGAGACCTTCTGAAGGCGATCAACATCCTGCTCACGATCCTGAAGTAGAACAGCGTATATACAAAGACCTTTTAACCTTTCCCAACACTTATTGGAAAGGAACCTTTGAAGATAAAAGCAAATTCATTCCTACCCCTAGGGTCGTATGGACACACGGAAGATCCGAAGCAACGAAAGAATAGTTCTTGACAAGCATTCTGAAATTGCGTATAATACATATTCAATTTCAGAGAGTACCACATGAATTTATTCTACTTAGACGAAGACCTTGACAAATGTGCAGAGTTTCATGTTGATAAACACGTCAACAAAATGATACTAGAAGCCGCACAGCTTATCAATACAAATCTCTGGATAGATCATCTATTCGGTTTTGTTCCTCGTGCTATCACTAAAGAAGAGAATGCTATTCTCCAGACTACTCGTAAGCAACAGAAAGAGCTTCCTATGGAAGACCGCATCTTTCCGTATCTGCCTACTATGCAGAACCATCCTAGTTGTGTATGGGTGCGTTCTTCGTTAGAAAATTACTTCTGGACAAACTGTTACGCCTTTGCTCTCGGTAGCGAAGCACACTATCGTTATGGTAGTGATCATAAAAGTCTAGCAATGCTTAGAGCCTTGCCAGAACCTAAACACATGGAAGACCACGGCTTCACCAAGTTCGCCCTGGCAATGACAGAGGAGTTAAAGGACTATGATAATCCTATACAGTCTTATCGCAATTTCTATATGCTCGACAAAGCTACGTTCGCTGCGTGGAAACATAGAGACAAACCACACTGGTGGGACGAAGAACTAGCCGACTATGACAACAGAATTTCAGGACAATAAAATGAAGATAGTAAGATTAATATCAGCATCAGCAGAGAACATATTAGAAGATATCGCAATGATGGCTAGAGTATCAAACCCTAGTAACCAGTATAATACTGAAACTTCAGAGAAGTTAGTACGGTATCTAATTAAACACAACCACTGGTCCCCTTTTGAGATGGCTAGTATTACTATAGAGATTAACACTACTAGGGATATTGCTCACCAGATCGTGCGTCACCGTAGTTTTGCTTTTCAGGAGTTTAGCCAGAGATATGCAGACCCAAAAGAGATGGGCTATCCTTTTGAGCTACGAGAGTGTCGCTTACAAGACGCTAAGAACAGACAGAACAGTGTTGAAACGGATGACGATCTCTTACATGAGCATTGGATAGCACAACAGAAGGGCGTAATTGATGCCGCCTCTAGTGCATATAACTGGGCTTTAGCTAATGGTATCGCTAAAGAGCAGGCCAGAGCCGTACTTCCAGAAGGCTTAACAAAGACTCGTCTTTATATGTCAGGAACTGTAAGATCGTGGATTCACTTTGTAGATGTACGCACTACACCAGGTACTCAGAAAGAGCATATGAATATTGCACGAGAGTGTGCATATGAAATTAATAAGTTCTTTCCTATGATTAAGGACTTCGTACATGGAGATTAAAGACTTAAAAGGCTTTATCAATGTAGCTGCTAGCGGAGAGCTTCCGAAGTGGGAGGCTCCAGGCAAGAAGTTTGATAGTGAGAAACCTAAGATGTATCTTCTACCTCCAAAAGCTACAGTCGAAGTAGCTAAAGTATTGACCTTTGGTGCGGCTAAGTATGATGAAGATAACTGGCGTAAGCTAGAAGATGCCCAGAATAGATACAGTGGCGGTGCACTTCGGCACATATTCTCCCATCTGGATGGAGAGCTAGAAGATCCAGAAACAAACTTATCGCATCTAGCACACGCTATTTGCTGTTTAATGTTTAAACTAGAATTGGAGTTAGAAGATGGGAAGGGTAAAGAAGAAAAGCTACGAGAACCTGACGAAGCAGAACATAGACAAAGTAATAGGACTCCTGAACCCTCCGAAAGTTGGCTCAGCGGGCCAGCCTACTTCGGACCAAGCTACGGTAAAACCAATAAGTAAGAAAGAAGCGTGTGACATACTTAACATTGCCTACAATACTACTAGGCTAAGTAAGATTATAGAAGATCATAATGAGCAAAAAGCATATACTAAAAAACGTAAGTCAGCTTTGCGGGGTCGTCCAGCGAGTGATGCAGAAATCTCTGAAGCGTGCACAGATTTCCTCGGAGGACATACTCTTACAGATATTTCAAAACGACTATTTCGTTCAGCAGGGTTTGTACGAACAATTCTTGAAAGAGTTGGAGTCCCGGCACGACCCGCAAACAAAGAAGAAAGACTAACGCCTCATTATTTTCCTGATGAGTGTGTGTCAGACGATTTCGCTTACGGGGAAGTAGCGTGGTCATCAACGTATCATAGTACAGTAATAGTTAAAGAACGACTGACTCCAGAGTTCCTTGAAAGTAAGAAGGGCATGACCGTGGTAGACTATGAGTCTAAGTATGGCTGTCCATGTTACGCAATTTATATAGTACAAGATGTAGATAGTGAGGACACCTTCTTTTCTAGCGTACAAGCAGGCGGTTTTAGTGCGTATGCTCCCGCGTATGAGCTAGGCAAGCTACTACATTTAGAAAAGTATGGTGTAAACTTGCAGAGGTTATGAAAAATATTTCTTGACGTGGAGCTTAAAATCCCATATAATAGTCTTTCAAATTTAGAGAGGAAGCCATGGGCGACCGATTTTACAATCAGCAACTTAAAACTCTGGGCGATTGTCCAGGTAATAAAAACCCTAACAAGAGGACACGAAAAGTGGCTTGGGATGACGATAAGAAAGCAGAAGCAGTAACTCTATACGAAGCAGCATCACCTACTCCAGAAACATCTATGGAGATCGTAAAAGACATTGCAGAAGAACTAGACGAATCACCAAATGGTGTTCGTATGATTTTAACAAAGGCTGGCGTCTACGTTAAAAAGACCCCCGCAGCAAAAGCAGCATCAACAGGCTCTACTGGAGGCACTCGTGTTTCTAAAGTAGCAGCTCAAGAAGCTCTTACTGCCGCGATCACTGATGCAGGCAAAGCAGTTGACGAAGAGATTATCTCTAAGTTGACAGGCAAAGCGGCACAGTACTTTACTACTCTTCTTTCAAACGAAGAGTAATAAAACAAAAACCTCACTAGGTTCGCCTAGTGGGGCTTTTTTGCATCTACTATAAATCACCTCTGAGTAAGTACATAGTAATAATGATTGCTAAACTACTACCAGAAGGAAACTATAGTGAAAAAGCAAGAACTGGCACAGTTAGTGCATGATTATGGAGACGCTATCATTACCTATCGTAGTGAGCACTCCAGAAAGTTAAAATACAATGTTTGTACTCTCGACTTCTCTACGCCCTATATACAGAAGAAAAAGAATCGCGCTTCAGAAACAGATGATACTCTTCTGTTCTTTTGCTGGGATACTGATTCGTACCGTTTATTAAAGCCCGGAAGTGTATCTAGTGTAGTACCTCTCTCATCTATCTTGAAAAACGATAGGAGACCGTAATGGACTTACACGAGGCTCCTGAAGCCTACTCCCGTGTAATACATTATGACTCTCTCAAGGAAGTTCAGGTTAGACTAACCATCAATACCTTTCGTGGCATAGAGTATTTGCATTTGCGTAAATACTACATGGACTTCGATGAAGAATGGAAACCTACGCCTGAAGGTGTAGCAATGCCACTTGATCTTAGTAACTCACGCGAGATGTTTATGGGGTTGGTAGAGATACTATCACTAGCAGAGTCAAAAGAAATGGTTGAGGAACATTTTTCAGATTTAATTAAGGATCTGTATAAATAGTTCTTGACTCTTATCTTAAAACTGCGTATAATAAACTTTCTTATTTAGGGAAATAATATGCGAGAGTTTTTAGATCGGGCAAGTAAGTTATACTACGAAGGTACTCCTCTTCTTTCAGATG